ATCCACGTGCTGCCGTCGGCGGCATTGGGAACGCCGTTGATTAGTGCGTCGATCGCCGCCCAGCCTTCGCTGCTGCGTTCGAACCGAAAGTACGCATGGAAGGTATGCACCCAGCGCGGGAAGTCGGTACCGGGCTCTCTACCCAGCTCCGTGTTCTGGTGGGTGACCAGGATGCTCGGCACGGCCATGCTGTTGACCGCGTCGACGGCGCTCTTGAACTCGCTGTTCTCGTCGTCGTAGGCGGAGATGGACGCGAGCGCAGCCAGCTCGGGGATGGACTGCATGGACGCGGTGACGGCGGCGAGAACGACGGGGATCTTCATCATGTGGTTATGCCAGTGCCAACGGGATACTTGTCACGCCGCCCGCGCTCTGCTTGCTCTCGGGTACGAGGGCGTTGTCGTAGTCGAGCTGCAGCGTATCCATCTCGTCTTCGAACAGGCCACAGTAGTGCTTGGCCTTGTCCCAGGAAACGGAATCGTTGCGGCTAGCCATGTCTCTGAAACACAACTCCAGGGACTTGTACACTGCCGCGCGCTTCAGTTGCGACGGGTCGGTCAGTGCGTCGGGGAAGACGCGCAGCTTGCGCAGCTTCTTGCCGATCAACTCCTTCGCCAGATCGATCTTGCCGTCGTAGGCGGTGTTGCCGCTGGGCGTGCGCACGGCGCGCGCCGCATCGGGCATGCGTGATTCCTGGGCGGAGAGATCTGCATCGGAACATAGAGTGGCGTCAGAGAACAGGCTCATCATGGGCTCCTTACTTCTTGGGGATCTTGGGGACGCCGATCAGACAGGGCGTGCCATCGTCGTCGCCATGGAGACTCCAGGCAACGTCGGGCTGCAGGTTCAACTCTTTCTGGAGGTAGTCGATGAACAAGCCAATCGACTGCCGCATCTCGTTGTAGGCGCTATCCGCCGCTGCTTTCGCCGCTTCCGATTGGTTCAGCTTCGAGATGTACACCTTCATCAGGTCCATCTGCGCCGGGGAGAAATCGTGCCGGTACTCCGGGGACTTCGGCGGAGGGGGCGGCATCTTTACGAGCTTGGGGTTTGCGGGCGATTCGTTTGGCATGCTGTTTGATCTCTTCTTTCTCGGGCGCCGGGCCCATGTAGATGAAGCCAAGGCGCTGGTACGTAGTTCTCTGCGGCTCCGGGATCTCGAGGATGTTGTCGGTCCCGGGCCGTCGCATTTGAATGTTCATGGCAATGGGAAGGGGCCACTGAGTGGCCCCTCTTTCTGGCTGTTTAGGCCTTGTCGACGCGGCAACCCAGGCGGTTGTCGAGCATCTGGGTGCCGAACAGGATGTCGGCGTCCACGTAGCTGACTTTCGCCTTGCCGTCGTAGACGAACGACACGCGCAGGCCGAGACCCTTGAAGTTCACCACAGCCTGCGAGCCGGGAGGCGCGAAGGGAATGGTGACCGGGGGACGGGAGACCAGGCAAATCGCGTTCTTATGGAAGATCGCGGCTGCCAGGTTGGCGTCGACGGTGTCGATCAGCGTGGAACCGTAGAAACCGATTCCGTGCTTGGTGCCGAGCGTGCCCGTGGTCTGGGTCTCCACGCCGGCCTGCCCGCTGTTGATGAAGTTGCCGTACAGGCCCTGGTAGGCCAGTTCGGCGTCGGGGCAGAGCACCGCGCTGCGGTTCGCGTCGGGAACGAGCAGCACGTCCAGCTCTTTCTTGAATCCGGCGAATCCGGGCACGGTGGAGGGGATGCCGGTGATGACGTTGGGGAACGTGGCGGCCTGGGCGATGAGAGCCAGCTCGATGTACTTGATCAGGCCCTGCGCCATGGGTTCCATGTACAGGGAGATCAGGTCTACGTAGCTCATGGACATCACCTTGTCGGTGATGGCTTTGGGCTTCGTCTTCACCCAGTTGGCGAGGGTGATGTTGACGCCGGTGGGAGTGGCCACCTCGCTGACGAAGTTGGCCGGGTCGTTGTCGACGGGGATCACGGTCGAGATCTCGGGGCGCACGACGTGCACGATCTCGCCTTTGCTCGCCACGACGGCGGAGAAGTCTTTGTGAACCAACGGAATCATGGCGCTCTTGGTGTAGAGCTGCATCAGGATCTCGTTGGCCCAGAACTCGGGGAAGAGAATGTTCGAAGACATGGTGGTGATGTTCCTTTGCGGTTAGATTTGGGCCGGTTCGCTGTGCCCGCGCGTGCCAGGATGGGGAAGCCGCTATCCTGTGGAGCGGTGCTGGTTCATCACCAGTGAAAGTCTTAGCCGACTACTTGGATGGTGCCCGCGATCAACGCCTCGCGGTTCTTGGCGTACCACGCCGGATCGGAAATCTGTTCGCGGCTGGCGGTCGTGGAGCCGGGTGTGAAGCCGCCTCCTGCAGGTGTGCCGCTGCCCGGTCTGCCGGTCGGCTTGGCCAACTCGGGATTGCCCTTCAGGAACGTGCCAAACGCTACGTCGAGGGCAATCGGCGTCTCTACGCCGAACTGGTCTTTCGTGATCGTGTGATACGTGCCATCCGCGGCTCTCTTCACGCCGGGTAGGACATGCAAGTAGTCCCTGGCGGGGTTCACGCCACCGGCGGCCGTAAACGCGGCGATCACGGCATTCTTCATGTCGGAGGCTTCCCGCTCCGTAGTGGCGGCGAGGAGAGCCTTGTCTTTGGCGGCGCCCTGGGCGACCAGTGCGTCGATCTGCGTCTGCCATGCCGGCACTTCGTCTTTCTTCAGCGGCGCGGCTACGGCGCTCTTGGGCCCGTACGTGCCGTCGGCGCGCTTCTCGACGATGCCCGCGGTTACGAGGGCTTCCATCGGGTTGCTGGCGCGGAGGCCGTCGACGCCCTCTTTGAGCTGGCGGATGATGGCGGCAGTGCCATTGAACTCGTTCTTGCTCAGCACTCCGCCGTTCTCGGCGAGAGCGGTGGCGATGAGCGCGTGAATAGCTGTGTTGTCGGCTGCGTCTAACATGAAACTCCTGTGGTACCAGGCTTGTTACGGGAGCCAGTGAACCCGTTCTCCCGCCCGAGGGCGGGGTAGACTACTTATTCAGCTTCGCCATCTTGTTGTCGAGCAGACGCTCGGCGAAGTAGGCGACCTTGACTTCGTTCTGGGGGCTCAATCCGTACCACTGGCTGCCCTTACGGTCCTGGTTGATTTCCGCCTTCACCAGTTCGGCGCGGCGGTCGAATCCCACTACCGCCTGGCCGGCGGAGACAGAAACTACGTCCATGCTGCCGAGCATCGCTCCGGATAACTGCATATTTCTTATGCCAGGCTGACCCATGGCCATCTTCTTCTTGGCGTATGCCTTGGAGAGTGGCTTCATGCTGCGGTCCTGGACATCCAGCCCCTTCAGCACGCGCTCGGTAACCACCTGGCGCACGTAGAGACCAATGCGCTTCATATCCGCGGTGGTGAACTCCACGGACTCGAGCCTCTTGGGCTTGATGAGGTTGACCTTAATCATCGGGGCTCACAATCGGGAGCCAGTAATGGCGACAACGCGGCCCACCCATCATGGTCTTCACGTTGCCGAACTGTGCAGATCCATTGTTCATGGCGCCGATCTGCTTGCGATCGAACTCTTTCCCTACGCGCACTGCGCAGAAGGGCCTGTTCTTTTTGTCGGCCGGTCCCGCGTATCGGAACACCTTGGCGCCCGCTTCGTCCGCCGTCGTCCATTGGACGGTTCGGTCGAAGCTGCGCAGGCTGGTATCAGCCAGCAGACGGGCCTGCTCGGCCTTCACGCCGAGAGTGTCTTGCAGGTTCTGGATGATCGTGCTGCGCTTCGTTCCGCCGACGGCATTCAATACGAGCTGCTTGCTCACCTGTTGCACGGTCTGGTTGCCGAACTCCTGGAACGCGGTGTAGTCGTACTGCTTAATCTGCGTCAGGATGTCGCTGCGCAAGGGGATCAGGTTCAGTTCGCTCTTTCCCAACGCGCGGTAGATCGTCTCACCGAAGATTTCTGATTCGTTGTAGCCCGTGGTGAAGAACTTGTTGATCAGATCCTCGTAGCCGAGCTTCGTTAGCTCGCCCTTGAGCTGCTGTTGCGTCCAAAGGATCTGGCGCAACATCAACTTGCCGGTGGTCACGTCCCAGGCGGGCAGGTCGATAATGGCGCGCTTCATCTCGCCGAACATCGTGGTCAGGCCGCGCTCGAAGCCGTCGAGGGAAGCCGTCAGGCGTGCCTCGTTGGCGTTGAACAGGCTCGTAAATGAAGTAACGGATGCCATGGTTTACGCGGCGGCGGGAATACCAGGTTTCGGCTTCATTGGATCAGCCGGCGGCGGCATCATCGGATCCACCGGCTCCGTCACCGCGGGCGGTGGAGGAACCACAGGCGCGATGCCCATCTTCTCGATCTCGGCATCGATCAGAGCTTTGATCTTTGCGTCGAGGTTCGGCAGGGCCTTCGATACCGCGCGCTTCCTGAGCTCGGCCTGCGCCAGAGGCGGCAGGCCAGCCGTCTGCAGCGCCAGCAGGTCGGCGATGCTATCGGCCACGGAGGTCATGTCGAACGTCATCCCGTATTGAATGCTGCCCGGGAACTCTTCCTGGCCCATCCACTGGGCAGCGAAGTCGAGGATGGCGCGCGCGGCCGTCTGCTCGTTCATGGCCATGATCTTGAGCCGCTGTTCGGCGGCATGCCATCTCCATGCCCTGGAGATTCCACTCTCCGCATTGCCGGTAGACGATTTCTGTGAGGCGTCGGGCGACAATGACATGGAGCCGTTGGCCATGTCGAACAGGACGGCGAAGGCTTCCAGCAAGGTATTGATGGGCGAGGCGTCGGGAGAAACGAATTCATATTTCTCGGCGCCCGTTTTCTGGTCGCCTTCACTTCTTTCCGGATGCAAATGGAGCACGGTACTCCTGCCCACTCCAACCTTCACGGGTTCCTCCGTGGCGGTCAGGCAGGCCTGGCTGAACGATTGCAATTCCAGGGTCTTGTCCAGGTTGCTGAGCCAGTTGCTGAGCAACTGAGCGAAGCGTGCGGACTGCTTCAGAAGGCTCTCGCCAACGAAGGCGCGCAGGCGACGGTGATAGACAGGAACGATGGGTACGGCGCCCAGGGAGTTGATGCCCTGGTCAGTAATTTCGAAGTCGTTGCCCTTCTCGCTGATGACTGTCCAGGTATCCTTGTTCCA